ACTCTGCACCTGTTGCTGCTGCTAGTGCAGTATTCCTTGTTTATCCTTTTGGTCAAGGTTCTTTCTCTGATGCTATGCCTCTGGGAATTAGTGGTACGTTTAACTACATGCTTGTCTTCCAGGCAGAACACAACATTCTAATGCATCCTTTCCACATGCTTGGAGTTGCTGGTGTGTTCGGTGGTTCTCTGTTCAGTGCAATGCACGGTTCTCTGGTTACTTCCTCACTGGTTCGTGAAACGACTGAGAACGAAAGTCAGAACTATGGTTACAAGTTCGGTCAAGAAGAAGAGACTTATAACATCGTTGCTGCTCACGGTTATTTTGGTCGCCTTATCTTCCAATATGCCTCGTTCAATAACTCCCGTTCGCTGCACTTCTTCCTTGCTGCTTGGCCTGTTGTTGGTATCTGGTTCACTGCTCTTGGTGTTAGCACCATGGCATTCAACCTGAATGGTTTCAACTTTAACCAGTCCATTCAAGATAGTCAGGGTCATGTAATTAATACATGGGCAGACATTCTTAATCGTGGTGGTCTTGGTATGGAAGTAATGCATGAACGTAACGCCCATAACTTTCCACTAGATCTTGCTGCTGCTGATGCAACTCCTGTTGCTCTAACTGCACCTGCTATTGGTTGACAAGAACATAAACAAATGTTATACTGGGGGTTCGATAAGAACCCTTTTTTTATGTACGATTATTGGGTAGTTACAGACACTAGAACTGGTCGAGTTATTGCACACTGTGGTGAAGAACTTGATGCTATGATGTTAGTTGGATTTGATAAAGATAAAAGGTCTTATCGAAAACAAAAGTTTATTTTAGATCAAGTTATTACAGTAACATCATCAGTAGATAAACAACTTCCTGGGCAAATTGGTTTACCACCTGGAACTTATAAAATTGAAGACAGAAAAATATATAGTATTGAGGAAGGAACCTCAATACCAGTAACCATAAATTAAAATGAAAGCAGTAATATATTCAAAACCAGATTGTCCATACTGTGAGAAAATAAAAGTAATTTTATTCCATTTTGCCATTGAATATAAAGAATACATATATGGTAGAGATTTTGATCGCACACAATTCTATGCTGAATTTGGTGAGGGATCAACATTTCCGCAGGTTTTATTAGATAATAAGCACATTGGCGGATGCACAGACACAATCAAATATCTAAAGGAACAAAATCTAGTTTAGATATATCAATAAATAAAGGTGTAGAACTTCTACTTAGGAGTAAGAAACCAGAAGTAAAAATCTTAAGATTTGGAAAGTGGTTTCTTCCTTTTACAAACAAGGAATTTACCATTTGCTTAGAAATAAGAGAACGGTAATCCCAGGAGAATAAAAATGTTAGCAGCTGTCATTTGTTTAGCAACACTATGTTGCCTGTTGACATTGGGTTTAGGAGTTGTTGTTGGGTATTTGGTTAGACAATACTTACAAGATGTCACACCACAGTATTCACATCCTGAAATGTTTGATTCTAATGGCAACCCACTTCCAGACGAAATTATTGCCTTCAGATTTGAAGGTAACGCAGAACACTTAGATGAATTTGACGATTAACTATGACAAAACTACCAAATAACCCCTTGGTTTCTGAAGTTTTCAAAGCTGCGCACGGCGGAAAAACTGTAGAACGTAAGGTTGAAATTTTACAAGAACACAGAAGTGACCATATCAAAGCACTTCTCATCTGGAATTTCGATAAAGGACTTGAAAGTGCTCTTCCGCCAGGTGAAGTTCCTTATAAAAAGAATGAAGCACCTGCAGGAACTGCAGGACATACTAGACTTGTTCACGAATGGAGAATGCTTTATAACTTTGTGAAAGGTGGCAACGATAAAATTTCACAAATGAAGCGCGAACAAATGTTTGTTCAACTTCTTGAAGCACTTCATGCTGATGAAGCAGAAATTGTTACTTTGGTAAAAGATAAAGAATTACAATCAAAGTATCGCATCACTAGAAGTGTTGTTGAGCAAGCATATCCAGAAATTGTTTGGAGAGATAAGTAACAAATTATACAAAAATACTTGACTAGATAGTGTATAGACGCTATAATGTGTCTACGTTCATCTCCATCAGGAGACGCAAGTAAGTCGCGGAACGGAGCGTTCATCTATGGAAGCAGTTCTAATTACTTGTTTGCAATTTGGACAACTAGTTAGTAGGGTGAACAATTCTTATTATCCTACTATAGTGAAACAACAAATTATTGCAGAACTCGTAAGGGTTTCCCCAAAGAAGTGCAGCATAGACGCAAACGGCTGAAGGAACGGGCCTAAAAATCCATTCATTCAGGAGAAACAAAATGACTACTGCAACGTACAGAGGCGTAAAATATGAAGTCGAAGAGCGTAAACTTAATGTTCTTCAACTTCTAAAAGAACAAATTGAAAAAGCAGAGCGCCTAAAGCAAGCGCAAATGCAACTTAAAGCATGATTGATCGGGGGAATTGACTTCCCCCTTTTTTGTTGGTATAATTAGTATACAGGAGGTACTATCTAATGCGATATAAGGAAACAATTCGTCTAGTTAAAAAAGCACTAGAGCAGCCTTGGAAATATTCTGATGCCGAATTGACTTACATGAAAAAAGCTTTAGACGATGCTATTCTGGGACTAGCAAGAAAAAAATTTGAAAGGAAAAAGAAAAAAGGATTTGGAAACAATGACAGTACGATTGATTAGTGTAACGCCAGATGCAGAACAAACAATGGCATATGTTGCTAGGGTTTCTAATCCAGCAAATCAAGATAATGAAAACTATGCAGGCTTGTTACGTTATTGTATTAAGCACAATCATTGGTCTGTATTTGAGCAGGCATTTATGACACTTGAGATTGAAACCAATCGTGGTATTGCAGCACAAATTCTGCGTCACCGTTCGTTTACGTATCAAGAGTTTTCTCAACGTTATGCAGACACTAATCTTTTAGCGACTGAAATTCCAATTCCAGAACTTCGCCGTCAAGATACCAAGAACCGTCAGAATTCTATTGACGATTTGGAGGAAGACAAAGTTTTTGTGATGAATAAAATGATCCAAGATCTATTCAAAGATGCACAAGACGTTTATAATTTCCTTCTAAGTCAAGGTGTTGCTAAAGAATGTGCTCGCTTTGTTCTTCCTCTTGCAACTCCTACACGCATTTATATGTCTGGTAGTGTTCGTTCTTGGATACACTATATCAATCTTCGTTCTGCAAATGGAACTCAGAAAGAGCATATGGATATTGCAAACGAATGTAAGAAAGTATTTGTAGAACAGTTTCCTGTGGTATCTGAAGCACTTGAATGGGCATGAAAGTTCTTGGAATAAATCTTGCAAAGAATGGATCAATTGCAATCATTAATAATGGTGAATTAGAATTCTATCTTGAAGAAGAAAGAGTTACTAGAAAAAAGCGTGATGTTGGTGCTTATGCTTTGTGTGAAAAGTATGTAGACGATACAATTGATGTTGCAGTTTATTCTGATTGCTTTACAAAATACAACATAAATTATAATCTTGAAAAACGATCCTATAAAAAAAAGTTAGATCAACTTTTATACTCTAAAGGAGTAAAAAAGATTTTAGATTTTTCTACTAGACATCATGAATGTCATGCAGCATCTGCTTTTTATGGATCTGGATTTGATGATGCTGTTTGTGTTGTGATGGATGGCAAAGGATCTGTTCTTAAAAAGAATAGTATATCTTTTTGCGAAATAGAAAGTATTTACAATGTTGTAGATGGAGAATTTATTCCTCTATTTAAACATTATTCTTGTTTTTATAATCGGTCTTTGTGTGAAAAGGTTGAAGAACCTTTTTGGGATGGCATTAATTTATTCAGTAATAGAGTAAGTCTTGGGCAAGCATTTAGATGTGTTTCTGCATACTGTGGATTTGATGAACTTGAAGCAGGAAAAACAATGGGGTTATCTGCGTATGGTTCTGGCGTAGTTAATCTTTTTAATGAAGAGTGTGGTCATAGTTTTTGTAGTAAAGATATTCATCCTAGAGATGATAATGGATGGACAAAATATTATGGCAAAGAAACTGCAAAAGAAGATCTAGCATATAATCTTCAAAAGTCTGCAGAAAATCATACACTATACATGATTAAAAAGGCAGTAGAACTTTCTGGTAAGAAAAATGTAGTTGTATCTGGTGGTTTCTTTTTGAATTGTGTTTCTAATTATAATGTGCTAAAATCATTGGATATAAATTTATACGCTGATCCATTGTCTTATGATGGTGGACATGCATTTGGATCTGCAATGTTAGTTTCGGATGAAAAAACATCTATGAAAACATTATACTTAGGACCAAGTTACGATCTTTCTCATATTGAAGGTTTAGATACCACATATGATCAGGTTGCTAGTCTTATTAGCAACAAAAATATTGTCGCTATCTTTCAAGGAAGATCTGAAGCTGGTCCTAGAGCATTAGGAAATAGATCTATTTTATATGACCCTAGAGATCCAAATGGAAAGGATCATGTTAATACGATTAAAAGGCGTGAAGCGTTCAGACCTTTTGCAGGGACGATTTTAAAAGAATACGCTAATCAATGGTTTGATATGGCAGGACTAGAAGAAAGTCCATTTATGATGTATGCTGTAGATGCATATATTGAAACTGCACCATTTATTCCTGCAATATTGCACGTAGATAAGACCTGCAGAATTCAAACAGTCACAAAGGAACAGAATGAGCATTATTATAATTTAATCAGTGCTTTTTATGAAAAAACTAATGTTCCTATTCTGTTTAATACATCATTCAATCTTGCTGGAGAACCATTAGTAGAAACTCCAGAAGATGCTTTAAGAACATTTCACAATAGTGATATTAAGTATCTTTATTTTCCTGAAGTACAAAAGTTAATCGTAAAATGAATATTTTAGGAATAAATCTTTCTAATAATGGATCTATTTGTCTATTGAAAGATGGGCAAATAGATTTTTATTTGGAAGCAGAACGTATAACAAGAAAAAAATATGATTATGCTGTTAAGGATCTAGTAAATTATGTCGCTGATGTGGATGTTATCGCAACAGTTGATGCTCATTGGGTTCTTCCTGAGAAGAATATGATTACCGCTAGGGATATCGCAAGATTTAAACGGTCATTCCCTAGCGCCAAACATATTGATTACAGAAAGTCACACCATCTTACTCATGCTGCATGTGGGTTTTATAATTCTGGATTTGATGAAGCTGTCTGTATTGTTGTAGACAGTAATGGATCTAATGTTGCTGATAAATTGGAAATTGAATCTATTTTTCATGCCAAGACCAGCAATAGATTTCATTGGAAAATAGTTCACAAAAAATATTGGGAAAATTCTGAGCATGGCATTGGTAAAATGTTTGAAGATGTATCAAAGTTTTGTGGATTTGGACCAGATGAAGCTGGAAAAGTTATGGGATTATCTGCATATGGATTTAATAAAGTCGATCTAAATGATCTTGTACAGAAGTCTAAAGAAGATGCTGCATACACAATTCAAACGCTTTGGGAAGACCGTGCATTAGAACTTGTACAGATTGCACTAAAGAAAACTAAATGTAAGAATATTGTTTTGTCTGGAGGATGTTTTTTGAACTGTGTCGTTAACTATAATCTTCGCAAAAAATTGCCAGAAGATGTTAAAATGTATGTTGAACCAATTGCACATGACGGTGGAACTTCTATAGGAGCTGCGTACCTTGCCTATCACAATCCCAAAATTAAAAATTCTTGATGTTAGCGCAACGATTGGTTGCAATTTAAGTTGTAAAGGATGTAATCACTTTAGCAATTACTTTGCTCCTGGAAGCAAATTAGATACGGATAAACTTATCGAAGATATCCATGTAATTTTACCTAGGATAGATGTAGAACGTGTCTCAGTTATTGGTGGGGAACCTTTACTCAATCCACGTTGTAGAGACATCTTACACGCTTGTCTAGAGCACAAAGAGACAGTGTATCTTTACACTAATGGTATTCTTCTTAATGAAGAAAATAGAAAATGGATTGAAGAAGATTTAGAAAAATATCCTGGAATGTCTCTACGGGTTAGTGTTCATACTCCAGAAGTTATTGATAATATCAATAAGGTAAAAAGTTCTAAGGTTCTTGTTACAGAACATCATGATGGAAAAGATCGTTGGTTTAATTCTATTAAACAGAGCAATGGAAAAGTTTATCCATATGGGCACAATAATATCAAACAAAGTTTTGAGATGTGTTCTTGCTCCAATACACAATTATACAACGGCAAACTTTGGAAATGCCCTAATGCAGCATTCTTAAAGGAACTTCTTTATGTCACTGAACAACTAGAGGATGACTGTTGGAAACCTTTTCTTGGAGATGGACTACCAGTTGACTGTAGTGATGAAGATCTGGTAAAATTCTGTGATAACTCTAGTAAACCAGAACAAATATGTAACATGTGTACTGCTAGACCGTTAAAGTTTAGTGCAGCATTACAAATTAACAACCATAAAAAAATTATTACAACCCAATAAATATTTACGAATTGAAATAACTATGCCCATTTATCCTGTTAAACATTTAGAAACTGGGGAAACACAGGAACTTGTTATGTCTGTCGCTGATTATGATCAGTGGAGAAAAGATAATCCCGAATGGGATAAAGATTGGTCTGCTGGTGTCGCTTCTGCCGTGAGTGCCGTAGGTGACGTTTATAGTAGAACTGATGGGGGATGGAATGAAATCCTTCACAAAGTCAGCAAGATGCCTGGTTCAAAAGTAAAGCCTCAGAAAACAACGCACTTCTAATATGTCCTCAAGGAAAAAAAGAACTTCTTCCCAAGTCGGAGCTGGATTATCAGCAAAGCAAATGCAAAGAAAAAAACCTTTCAATGTCGATATGATGGTCGATATTGA